ATACCATTCTGTTAAATGGAGATTTTGCCGACGCGATTGAGTTTGGTAGTTGGGCAAAGTCGCCAAAAGCAATCCAGACTGAAAATAGCCTCGCCACAATCAGAGCGGGGCTTTTGTATTTTCGGGCTGAGTTTCCAGAAGCAAAGCTGATTTACAAATTTGGGAATCACGAGGACAGGCTGGAGCGTTTCTGTTGGGAGCGTGCGCCCGAGCTGGTTGGATTGGAGCATGTAACCTGGAAGGGGTTGCTGACAATCGACAACGATTTGCAGAAAGTCACAGAGTTGTCTGACCTTATTTGGATTGGTGGTGGTCGTCCGATTATCACTGGCGGAGGGCTTGCGATTTTTCACGGACATGAGTTGCCGAAATCGTTAGTCAACAGCGTCAATCCTGCAAGGGGTGCGTTTCTTAGAACTCGCGATTCGGTAATGATCGGGCATCATCATCAATCCAGTTCGCATACCGAATACAGTTGGAAGAAAGAGCCAGTCAATTGTTGGTCGCTTGGTTGCTTGTGCGACCTTAATCCAGATTATGCGAAAATAAATAAATGGAACTTAGGACATGCGGTTATAGAAACGACTGGCAAATCCTTTAGCGTTTCAAATTTCAAACAGCTTGGGCAAAACGAAATCGTGAGGGCCTAATGCCAAACAAAGTCGATTTAACAGGACAGCGGTTTGGTAAGCTGGTTGCGTTGCGCGACGTTGGGCGCTTACATGGCGGCGTTTTGTGGGAGTGCATTTGCGATTGCGGCAAAACAGTAAATGTTCGCCAAAGCAATCTAAAATCAGGCGACTCAAAGACATGCGGGAAGCGTAAACAATGCCACCATGCTTGGGGTGGAGGTCACAAGAACGTAGGGTCGAAAGCGTGGGCGTCCAAGAAACTTACGGCAATGCGAGTCAAGGCATCGCAGCGGAATCATGCCGCTCCAACATGTGACCCTGAGACGTTTTTAGAAATATGGAATAGTGCAAACGGAGCATGCTCAATTTGTCAAAAAACTGAAGCGGACGGAATCGCATTGTGCGTTGACCATTGCCACGATACTGGAACGATTCGCGGAATTCTGTGCAACAATTGCAATGCAGGAATTGGAATGCTTGGCGATGATGTAGCTATGCTTGAAAAGGCAATCAGCTATTTGCAGCCTCATTGCGAGGGCGTGATATGAAAATCAAACTCCTCGGCAAGGTTTGGACTCTAATCCGCAAACCGCTGGTTGCTGCCGATGGGTATTGCGACCATCCACAAACGCAAGCAAAGAAGATTGTTATTGATTCGCGTTTGAAAGACAGGCGAGAACTTGAGGTGTTGATTCACGAAATGTTACATGCTGTTGATTGGCACAAAGACGAGCATTCGTTTATTGAACCGGTGGCGGAAGATGTGGCGCGGGCGTTGTGGCGGTTGGGGTATCGGCGGGAATGATTACCGATTGGGAAAAATCGATTTCAGCATTGTAGAAATCGGTGCGTCGTGCTTGGAATAAATGCGAATCATTCCATCAGCATCGCCAACAAATCGAATCCATCGATGCGGGTAGCATTCAGGAACTATGCGACGGATTTTTTCCTCGACTCGGACAGTTACTGGCGTGATGCAGTCTCTGCTTTCAACCAGTTGATAATACTGCCCGTTCTCCGTTTCGGATGCATAAACGGTCAGTATCTCAACCGAGCCAGAAACCAGTTCTACCATTAATGCGACAGCATCCCCGCTATCAAAGGTTTGCGTTGTCAGAACGTCTTTGGTTATTTTGATTTCTGCGGTTTTCAGTTCGTAATTGTCAGCCATTGTTTTTCTCCCAATCCTTAAACCCTTTCGACTTTCTAATTAACGTCTCAACAATCCCGCTGCCAACTTCCCTGAGATAATCGTCAACCTGCCGCGTCACACGAATAGCTCGCGGAATTGATTTGCTATTCTGGCTTGCAGGTCTGCCAGCTCCGGGGCGTTTTCCTCCGTGGGTTGTTGTCATGTTATCTTTCATTCATTGCGTTGACTAATTGTAAAGACAAATAAGCAACTTTCGCGAATTTGGCAACGTCATTCCAATTGACGTTCTCAGGGTTGACCTCATCCGCGAATCGTTCGCGTGCAGACTGGAGAATGTCAATTGCTTTATCGATGATTGCCTGCTGTGCCAGCAAATCCTGAAGGGCTGTTTGAATCATCGAGACTCCCATTTTATTTTGTCGTTTTTGTATGCAACCAGTGCTTCTTGTTTGCTTCTGTAGCAGATGCTAACGGCATCATCATCAAGGTCTTGGAAATACCAGCCCTTGCCAGTTGCTGCTGCGTCGTCGGGAGAATAAATTAAGTCAAGAGAAGCGTGGATTGTAATTGTCAAATCAGTTTTCATTGTTTCGTTTTCCTTAATTGTTGAGTAAAAAACCGGAGCCAATCCCGGTTAGTGGCGAGTGTTGTCTTTATTCGGTTCGCATCACATAGCCGTTTTTGAACTCAATTTTAACAGCAGGAGTGCATTCGAAAATCTCACTTGCCATCGTGTCGTTGTAGTTGCAATTGCAGATAATGACAAATGTTTCATTGCCCATCACCAAACATTCAGCTTTATGACCAGTTACTTCTTCTGCTGCTGCTGCAAAAACCGCTGGCAAGTTTTCTTTAGTCATCCGAATAAAAGTAATCATTGTTTTACCCTTTGTGTTAGTTGTCCTCTGTATTCCATAATTATACCTATCGGCATGAAACCCGCAAGACTTAAATCAAAATAAATCAAATTATTTCAAAAATAGTCGTTTTGCCCATGTTTTTGCTATTGGTTTGACAAATCCCGCAACGGGAGCAATAATACCAGAATGAATGCAATGATTAAAATTGGCAATGAAAAATTCTTGACAACGGATGAGGCAGCAAACGCCCTAGGCTTGTCCGTTGATAGCGTGCGTCGATACTGCAACGACACGAACCCTAAAATTATTGGGCGGAAAATCGGGCGTGATTGGCTAATTTCTACCGCAGAAATCAAGAAATTTGCAAAGGAACGGCGACCACAAGGAAGGCCCAAAAAAATATTTTGAAAATTATCAGAAACCAGGGTTGACAAACTATCCCGAAACTGGACAATTAGCCCCGTCATGCCGATAACAGGTGTGGCGGGTTTTTTTGTAGTCATTGAAATCAGGAGCGACCCGACAACGCAACGGAGGTTTGAACGGATGACGTTGGCGGGGTTTTGGTTGACGAGACAAAGGAATTTAACAAGGAGCTAAAAGTGAAAAAAGCAGTTTGCAAACTAAAGAGCATGAGTCCATACGGACAATCGAAATATCTCGCAGAAAAGAAAACGCGGGACGAAACACATCAGGAATTTGAAAAGCGGACGTGGAAGGATCGTGCACATTGGAACGAACAGGGGCAGCTTTTTATACCTCCCATGAGTTTCAAAAATTGCTTGTCCGAAGCGGCCAAGTACAAGTCGATCCAAATTCCGGGCAAGGGAAAATCAACGTATACAAAACATTTTGAAGCTGGCGTTTTGGTTGTAGATCCTCTTGTGCTTCCGATCACACGCAATACGATTGCGTCCGAAACCTTGCACGTTCCAAGCGATGGACGGCGAGGTGGTACGACGCGAGTTGAAAAGACGTTTCCGGTTGTTCCAAGTTGGAGCGGCGAAGTCGAGTTTTTGATTCTGGATGAAATCATTAACGAGGACGTTTTTCGGGAGCATTTAATTGATGCGGGATCGTTTATCGGCATCGGCAGGTTTCGTCCACGGAATAATGGATTTTATGGCAGATTTGCTATTGAATCTGTTAGTTGGAAATAACACGACGAGACAAGACCAGACACGACGAGACGCGACCGGACATTACCGGACAAGGCAGGGCTTGACCTGACAAGACAAGGAATTTTAACCAATGAAATTTGAGAAATCAGCAGACACTAAAATTTTAGAAAACGTACTCAGCGAAATGAAGGTAGGTGATGTCGTCACCTACTGCGAATTGTCTAAAGCACTTGGGAGAGACGTCCGAGAGTTTGCGATATCGGCGTTGTACTCTGCGAGAAAAGGACTACAACGTAGCAAGCGAATGGTATTCGCTTGTGAAGAAGGTGTAGGAATCAAACGCTTGGACGATGCCGGGATTGTTGGCTCAACGGAATTTGATCGCAAGGTTGTTTTGCGTCGGGTGAATCGGACGCTAGACAAATTAGCTTGCGTGAATTTTGAAGTATTAACGGCAGACCAGAAACGACAACATACAACAGCGGCGGCGCAAATGGGAGTCATTTCGATGTTTAGTACTAAGTCGGCAAACAAGAAGATCGAAAGCAAAGTCAATGACAAGCCGTTAGCGATTGGTGAAACTTTGAATTTGTTTACAGGGAAATGACACTACAAGACCAGACGCGACTTGACCGGGCCAGACCGGACGAGACGAGACATGACATGACCGGACCAGACAAGACTGTTTTTTAACCAGAAGGTTCAGTATGACAACAACAGAGAAACGCGAGCGATATCGGCAAACTTTGTTTCGAAGCAATCTGCGAAAGCGGATTGCGAACGGAACGACAGTTACCGAGATCATGGAACGGTACAAAATGACAATCGAGGAAGTCGAAGCTGCGATGGTAAAACAAAAAGGCAGCAAGGCCGTTTACGTTGCCAGCACAGAGCCAGAATCATACGAGATGGTTAAGATCGCTTTTAATCATGCTGGGCGTCGGCGGCTTGAGTGGTCATTGGGTGACACGATTGAAAAGGCTATCGCCGTTATCAAGGCGAATTATGAGAACTCAAACAACTTCAAAGTGAAAGGGTACAAATAATGATTGCAGAGCAAACGATTGTAGGTCGATCAGGCAGGACTATCTATTGTGATATTTCCGAGTTCTGTTTTTGTATGACGGTCGACGTGACAGACGCATACCGCCTGCGTCGGGCGTTGGTAGTTGCCGCCATCCCGAAATACATGAAGCGACTTGCGTTGAAGCAAATTCATCAAGTCGAATTTGAGATTTACGATGACATCTACACGGAGCAAAACAGGAAAGAAGAAATCGATCATGTGACCGATATTGTTTCCTCGTTACTTGTTACTGGAATCATTGTTGGTTGCGGTTTCCTTATTTGGTGGACTTTGTGGATTGGAGGTTAAGGTGGCCTGCGACGAATGCGGCAACCATTGGCTAGTCCGTTCCTGTCCATGCTGCAACTATACAGATAAGGAGATTAATGATATGGTTTTTTTTGGTATCGACCCGGGCAAGAGTGGAGCAATTGTCGCAAGGTACGATGATGCTTTGCATTCAATTACTCTTGATGCGACCGAATGGGAGATTGCACAATTCCTAAGCAATCATGATCATAAAGCATTCGCCGTGATTGAAAAGGTTTCATCGTCTCCGCAAATGGGCGTTGTGTCTGCCTTCTCGTTTGGTCGATCTTATGGAATGTTACTTGGAATGCTCTCCGCTTTCGAAATTCCATTCGAGGAGGTTCGCCCGCAAGTATGGCAAAAACATATGGGGTGCATGAGCGGAGGTGATAAGAACGTAACAAAGCGGAAAGCTCAACAACTTTGGCCGAAACTGAAGCTAACACACAAAACAGCCGATGCGTATCTACTTGCAGAGTACGCAAGGCAAACCTGGAAGGCAAAGCAATGAACGCATGGGATAATTTGAGGCAGTTAGGGATTAAAGGTGCCGCTGATTTTGATCAGAGTAAAGCGGAAATGAGAACTAGCATTTCGGCGGCACTTGATGCAATGTCGCCAAGAGATCTGCGGGAATGCTTGGCTGAAGCTATGGCGATTAGTGTCGCATCGCATGAGCGATCGCCGATGATTCAGATTGTCATCAATCTTGGAATTAATGAGTTTAATACGATACTAGCCGAATGGCTGGTATCTTCAACAGAAAAAGGAAAAGCAGAAGATGGCAATTAACTTAAAAACCACAAGAGGATCAACATCGCAAGGCGTTAAGATTCTCTGCTACGGGCAAGCCGGGGCCGGTAAGACAACACTAATCAAGACGTTGCCTAGTCCGGTTATTCTTTCGGCGGAGGCTGGCTTAATGTCGCTCGGAGATTGTGACATACCGTTTATCGAAATTCGCAAACCAGACGATCTGGCCGATGCATTTCAATGGGCGACTCAATCGGCAGAGTCAAAGCAATTCGAATCGATTGCATTAGATTCAATTAGCGAAATTGCGGAAGTGGTTTTAATCTCAGAAAAGGCAAAAACGAAAGACCCTCGGCAAGCGTACGGCGTGATGCAAGAACACATGACGAGCTTGATTCGATCGTTTCGCGATCTGCCTAAGCACGTCTACTTTTCAGCAAAGCTGGAAAAGATGCAAGATGAGATGGGCAAGGTGCTTTATTCGCCGTCGATGCCAGGCAACAAGACAGGGCAAGCGTTACCATACTTTTTCGACGAGGTGTTAGCACTGCGATGCGAACACGACGACGAGGGCAAGAGTTATCGGGCGTTGCTGTGTCAACCTGATGGAATCTGGCAAGCCAAGGATCGGAGCGGAAAGTTGGATCAATGGGAAGCTCCAGACCTAACTAAACTGATTGAAAAGATTGGAGGTTAAATAATGCCGATTGACAACTTAATTGAACTTTGGCAAGACGCAAAGCAACGAGAGCAAGAGGCACAAGCCGAACGGCGAAACATCGAAGATTTAATGATCAAGCAATTGAAGATCGACGAAACGAAAGAAGGGACTTCCACGTTTGGGAATCTCAAAGTAACTTGTAGGCACAATCAGACGATTGATTCGAACAAGCTGCAAGATATCGCGAAGCAAAACGGAATCGATTGTTTGTCGATGCTATTCCGTTGGAAGCCTGAAATCGACAAAAAAGCGTGGGCAATTATGCCTGAAGAAATCACTAGGCCGCTACTGGCGGCGATCACAACAAAACCGGGGCGACCCTCTTTTTCAATCAAGGATAACTAACTATGGCAAAATTTGACGAAGTATTTGACGCAGGAACATTACCGGAAAAAACAAGCACAGAACCACTCCCCGCCGGGCAATATCAATGCGAGATTAAAGGGGCAGATGTCAAGGACACAAAAGCCGGAACCGGAAAATATATTTCGCTTGACCTTTGCGTTAACGATGGGCAATTTGCAAACCGTCGTATTTTCGGAAACATCAATGTTCGCAATCCTAATCCTGTTGCCGAGGAAATTGGCAGGGCACAACTCGGCGAATTGATGCGGGCTGTAGGCCTTGCAAAGCTCTCTGATTCCGATCAGTTAATCGGTTGCGTTTTGCAAGTCAAGGTGAACGTCAAGAAGGATGATCAATACGGCGACCGCAACGAAATTAAAAGTTTCAAGTCTGCGGGATCAAAGCCACCAAAACAACAGGCGAGCGAAGCGAAGCCAAAGAGCGATCCTGGCAAGCCACCGTGGGCTAAGGGATAAGATCATGTCCTGTTCCGCTTGACAGGCTACCCCATTCGAATCGGAACTAGCTTTGGGGCGTCGGCCAGCGACGTTTGAAGAAGGGAACGGAACCGTAATGCGTTGGCATCCGTGACAGCCGGAGAGACGGCACTTTTGAGATCGGCGGCGTGGTGGGACACGCATGGTTACGCATGATATAGGTCGGTGCTAGTTAACCCACCTCCAGCGAAAGCACTATATCAGCAGGGTTCGAATCCCTGCCCGATCTTTTGAGTTTTTTATCTTTAACGAAAGGAAATCAAAATGACACCTGAAGAAACAAAAGCCGCAGCGCAAGTGATGCTGGCGGCTGAGTATGACAAGGACGGAGATTGCCAGAACATCGAGTTCAGGGCAAGGCGTGAACAGAAGTGGTTTCCGTGTTGGGGCAAGGTTGTCTGGAACTGGCCTGCTGTTGAGTATCGCATTAAGCCCAGGCCGGAACTCAAGAAGGGCCAGATTATTGAGGTCAGCGAAACCGAACTAGGCGAATGGGTTTCGCCGGATGACGTTCGGTTGTGCGAGTTGCCGATTCGAGCAAGGTTTCGAGATTGCGACATTCGAAAATGGGTCGAGTGCAATCTCTTTGGGTTCATGAAGCAAGACGACACAACCCATCCCTATTTAAGTGAACATGGCGAATGGTTTAAGCAATGCCAAGTCTGGAGGGCGAAGAATTGACCCCAATTCCAGAACCAACTATCACAATTGCATCGTTGATCGACGAGCAGCACGAAAAGCAAACAAGTAATCCGCGATCGCATCTAGGCTGCTCTCAGCTTGGTGAAAAATGCGAACGAAAGATCTGGCTAAACTTCCGCTGGGTAATGAAATCAGACTTCCCTGGTCGGATTCTGAGATTGTTCCGACGAGGACAGCTCGAAGAAAAAACCGTTATCTCTGATTTGGAATCGATCGGAGTAAAGATCGACGGAGAGCAAACGTGGTTCGATCTTGGTTGCCATGTTTCAGGCTCATGCGATGGAATCGGGATCGGTGTGCCGAATGCACCAAAGAAAAAGTTTGTTTTGGAAATCAAAACCCATTCAGATAAGTCGTGGAACGAGGTTTGTAAAAAGGGCGTAAAGGAATCGAAGCCGACGCATTGGGGGCAGATGCAAGCTTATATGATTGGGGCGAAGCTCGATCGTGCGTTATACTTCGCGATCAATAAAAACGATGATTCGATTTACACCGAATGGGTGAGGTTGGAAAAGGATGAAGCCGAAAAGCTGATTGAAAGAGCGAAGCGAATTGCATTGGCCGAGCGGATGCCGGAAGGTATATCAGCCGATCCAAGCTGGTACGAATGTAAAATGTGCCAGTTCCATGCAAACTGTTTTGAGAAGCGATTGCCGAATCAAGTCAATTGCCGCAATTGTGCTCATTCAACACCAAAGCCCGATGGAACCTGGCGTTGTGAACGATTCGACGCTGATGATATTCCGGTTGAATTTCAGCGTAGGGGTTGCGACTCTCACGTTTTGCATCCTGATATCGTACCGTGGGAGATAGACACAAAGCATTCGACAGAACACGTTGCCGCGTTTAAGGTAGGCGATCGAATAATCCATAACGGGGAAGGCGATGCGAACACCTACACCAGCTTGGAGATTATTACGTTGGGCGAAAATGTCGGGAATCAATTGATTGATGAAACTAGAATCAGTTTTGATGCAAAGGTGATGTGAAAATGACAAGCTATTCAGGATTTGTAAATAAGATCAAAAAACCAGCGGACAAGATCAAGGCCGAATTAACCGTCGAAGATTGTGACTTACTGCACATGGCGATCGGTATCAGCGGGGAAGCTGGCGAGCTACTTGACGCAATCAAAAAAGCGACGATCTATCGTCAAGAGCTTGATGATGAAAACATAATCGAGGAACTCGGCGACCTGCTTTTCTACATTACCGGGATGGCGAATATCTTGGAAATTCCACTTTGGAAAATATTCGACGCAAATAGAGCGAAGCTATCAAAGCGTTATCCAGAGATGAACTACACGGACAGCAACGCGATCAGCAGGGCAGATAAGGCAAGCGACGATGATGACGGAGCGTAGCCGCCATGAAAGCCACCTGCGAGAAAATCCGCTATCGCGATAAACGCGAAGCGTTGAAGCATATGCAGAAAATACAACGCTGGTCGAATTCAGACGTTGTGCCGTGTCGAGCGTATTTTTGTATGTACTGCAACGGTTGGCATCTAACAAGTCAAGAAAATAAGTTTAATGCTTCGCACATACCAACAAAAAACGATTGACGAGCTGTATCAGTGGCTTGAATCGAACAGCGGTAACCCATGCCTGGTGTTGCCCACTGGTTCTGGGAAGTCGCATATCGTGGCTGCGATCTGCAAGGATGCGTTACAGAACTGGCCGAAAACTAGAATCGTTATGCTGACGCACATGAAAGAATTGATCGAGCAGAACGCAGCGAAGCTCAGGCAGCATTGGCCGAATGCTCCGTTGGGGATTTATTCGGCGGCGATCGGTCGGAAGGAAATTGAGCCGATCACGTTTGCGGGTATCCAGTCGGTCAGAAAAAAGGCTAAGTATTTCGGACGGGTTGATTTGTGTATTATCGACGAATGCCATTTAATATCGCACAAGGATGAGGGATCATATCGAACATTCATTAATGAATTGAAGATTACTAATCCATTAATGCCGATCGTCGGCTTAACGGCTTCCCCGTATCGACTGGGGCATGGTTTGATAACAGACAAACCAGCTATCTTCGATGCCCTAATTGAGCCAGTTAAGATCGAGGAGCTAATAAAGGAAGGTTACCTAGCGATGCTGCGAAGTAAAGTGACCTTGACTAAGATCGACACAACTGGCGTTAAGAAACGCGGCGGAGAGTATATCGAATCCGATCTGCAAAAGGCAGTTGATACCGAACATTACAACCGATCGATCGTTGACGAGATTATTGAACACGCAGGGGAGCGTAAATCGTGGTTGGTTTTTTGCACCGGCGTCGAGCACGCTGAACACGTTAAGCAAGAATTTATCAAACGCGGAGTTATTTGCGAATGCGTAACGGGAGCGACAAGCAAACCAGAACGAGAGCGAATCTTGCGAGATTATAAGTCAGGGAAGATACGCTGCATCACTAACGTGTCGGTTCTTACGACTGGATTTGATGCACCAGACACCGACCTGATAGCGTTTCTCCGTCCCACGATGTCACCAGGTTTGTATTTACAAATGGCCGGTCGTGGTATGCGACCTAAAAAACACACTTACCACTGCCTGGTTCTGGACTTTGCTGGTATCGTTTCTCAGCATGGGCCGATAGTGGCGATCGAACCGCCAAGCAAAACAGGATCCGTAGGTGAAGCACCGACGAAAGATTGCCCGGAATGCAAAGAGATATTGAGCGTCAATTGTCGCCAATGCCCTGAATGCGGTTTTGAGTTTCCAGAACGCGAAAAGGAGGAACCGGAAGTGTATCTCCGTGATGACGATATTATGGGGCTTGAGATTCAAGAAATGCAAGTTCAGTCATGGAATTGGAGAGTTCATGTTTCACGAACAAGCGGCAAGGAAATGATTGCTGTTGATTATTACGAAAGCGACTTTGGTAAACGAATCACGGAATATTTCCCGGTTACGCATGGCGGGTATGCTGGAAGGAAAGCGTGGGCTAGTGTGCTGAAGATTGCGAGTCAGTCGATGCATTCAATCAAAGGAAATATGAGCAAGTGCGATGAGATTGTCGGCGTAATGAATTCGGAAGCGACAAAGCCGGACTTGATCGGCTTTAAGCGTGAAGGTAAGTTTTATCGAGTTTTAGAAAGGGTATGGAAATGAACTACAAAGATTTCATTAATTCAAAAACGCAAAACGTCAAGCCGATGGGATTTGATATCGACGATTCAAGGCTGAATAAAAAACTAACAAACTGGCAAAAAACAGTAGTAAAGTGGGCGATCAATCGCGGCAGGGCAGCTATGTTTGAGGAATGTGGACTTGGAAAAACATTCCAGCATTGCACGCAAGGGCGGCAAGTTCTCAAATTCAATCGACTTGGAACATGATGAAATGTCGGCGTCTGACAATCAAAACAAGTCCGTGCAAATTTGGCGACGGTATGCAGAGCCGGTATGGTGGGATGTTGACCAAACGGACGTTCTCAATTTCAAAATGGCAAGAAGTGAAAACGACGAACGGCACATTTGCCCGCTGCAATTAGGGCTAATCGAAAGAGCCGTTGACCTCTGGACGCTTCCCGGCGATGTGGTTCTATCTCCATTTGCTGGAATTGGCAGCGAGGGCGTCGAGGCAAGTGTAAGCCAGAACCTAGCGATCGGTTTATATTTTACGGCGATTAGTTTGGTGCGAAGTTACGTTGTAAGAAGGGCTTTTAATCGGAAAGCAATGGTGAATGACAAACATTAAACAAGCACTTGAATATGCGTCGTGGGGCTGGCATGTTCTGCCAGTAGTAAAGAACGGCAAGAACCCGGCAACGCTTCACGGAGTAAATGACGCGACGACAGAGCCGATAACGATAAACCGCTGGTGGACTGCAACGCCAGACTTTAATATCGGGATTGCAGCGGGCCGGAAAAGTGGGATTATCGTTTTTGATATCGACCCTCGGAACGGCGGCGATCAGTCTTTTGAGGTGTGGCTAGAACAGCACGGAGGCGAATTCCCAGAAACGCAGCATCAGTTAACCGCTGGGGGCGGTCATCATTTCATTTTCAAATACGACGAGAGGCTGAAAAGCTGCAAGGTGGCTGAGGGTATTGACCTATTGTGTGATGGTCGGTACTTCCTGGCTTCACCTTCGAAGATCGGCGACCGCTGCTATGAATGGGAGCTGTCGAGCGATCCTGAAACCGGAATCGAACCTAAGCCGATGCCGGAATGTTGGATTGAAACGATACTTTCGGGCGGCAAGAAACGTGAAAAGCAGATTCTAGATAGTGATATCATTGAGGGAAACCGCAATAACGGCCTAACGTCGCTAGGCGGTTCGTTGCGAAACCTAGGAATGCGAGAGGCTGAAATTCTATCCGCTTTGATGGTAGTTAACGAACGCTGTAGCCCCCCCTTGCCAGCTTCGGAAGTAAGGCAGATCGTTCAATCGGTTTCCAGCTATCCGTTAGAAAATGATGTGGCTGCGAATGCCGCTTTGGGATCTGAAGCTGCAGAAATGCTGCTTGGTACCCACGAGGAAAAACGGAAGGCATCTTATTTCTTTACAAGAGCAAGCGACCTATTAAGTCAACCTAGTCCGCTTAAATGGGTGATAAAAAAGTGGATTCCAGAAAAATCTATTTCGATGATTTATGGGGACAGCGGACATGGCAAGTCATTTGTAACGATCGATATGGCTTGCCATATCGCCACTGGACGCGACTGGCAGGGGTTTAGGACAAAGAGCGGGTTGGTTGTTTATTGTGCGGGTGAGGGCCATTACGGAATCAGCCAGCGGGTTGCTGCGTGGGCACAAGAGTATTCGAAAGAAGGAATTGAGAACTTGCTGATATCGAACACGCTAACAGACCTTGACAGTCTAAGCGGAGCTTGTGGTGTCATCGACGCGGTTAGGGAATTAACGCGGGAACCTATCGAGCTATTGATCATCGACACTTTGAACAATCATATGCAAGGCGACGAGAACACCGCAAAGGACACTAGGACGATGATTCATCGTTGTGGGGTGATAGGGGCAGCCCTGGGGTGTTCGATCCTCTACAACCATCATATGGGCCATTCTGGGGCTGCACGGGCTAGGGGATCGTCTGCTTGGAAGGCGTCTCTCGACGCAGCTATGCAGGTGGTCAAAACAGACTCAACGATCGAGATATCTTGCGTAAAAATGAAAGATTCCGACCTGACAGAACCGATTTACCTTGAAATGAAATCGATCGAGATACGAGGTTGGCGTGACGAAGATGGCGAAACGGTCAAGAGTTGCGTCTTGGTTGCTGGCGAAGCCCCTGCGAAAGAAAAGAAGCCGTCGAAAGTTGCAGCCGCAATGAAGGTTTTCGAGGAAATCTGGATTGAATGTGGTGAGATTATCGACGGCAGACCGTACCTGTCAAGGTCAGCGTTTATTGAAGTCTTTCAAAATCGGTTTTCAAAATCGAAGTCAAGGCAGTCTGCGAAAAACGCATCCGACAGTGGCGACCAGACAAAAACAATGGGCATCTTGGTAGCTGGGGGTATAGTCCAACAGGACGAAACTAAGTCAGGTTGGCACGTTCTGGATACCGTTTTCGCTTCTACCCTGAGCATGATTTCAGAACGTACCAAGTGTACCTAGAGCGTACCTAGGGTACTAGGTACGGTTGTTGACAAAATACAAATACCCGTACCTAAGTACCTACTACTCTAAGAGTAGGTACAGTAGGTACGGTGTTTGTTAGAAATTTTACATAAGTTTTAACATCAATAGAAAATCTAAAAAATGATCCCAACGATAGAGCGAGTCAGGCAGGTGGTCGGGCAGATCGAGGTGAGGTTAGGGCTGTTGGAAAGGAGAGGGAAAAGGGTGCTGCCAAATACGGGAGCGGCAATCCAAATCCTACTGGAGTTCCAGTGTGAGATTGATTCAGCAGACGAGACATCAATCACGCTAATGGGGCTAGACCCAAAGATAGCCGACGAGCTGGAAACTGGCGGTATTGACACGATTGAGAAATTATTGGCGGCTGAAGTATCGGCTTTGTTCGAAATTCCCGGCATCGGGGCTGAAAAGGTGATGGCGATCCAAGCGGTGATAGATGACTGGAACATGAACACGCAACAAATTGACTAGGCAAGATTTGAAAAATCTGCTATCTTGAAAAGGCCAAGCAAACCAAACCATTAACGCGATCGAATTGCTTAGGCAAAGGCCAGCAAGACTGGCCTTTTCAAAACAAACAAACCGCATGGAGCAACGCATGAAAGAAGCTATCAAGATGATTCCGGTTCTTTCAATTCTCTTTTTCGCGTCGATGGTATCTGGGCAAGACGGCCCGAACTGCCCTCCAGGTTTCTGCTGCCCGCCTGACCAAATTCAGCAAGTTCAAGAGACTTCAGTCCTGAACTGGTATCAGCGACTCACCTATGCCAGCGGCATTGCCACAACGCCAGCACTTGACTCTGAAGCGGCATCTTACAAAATGCGGGCTGTTCGCATCACAACCGGCAATTCTTGCGGTTCTGGTTCGTTAGTCGGGCGCGACGCGAATTCCATCTACATCCTTACGAACGCCCATGTGGCAACCAATCGTCCTGGCAATGTGGTTACCTGTGAAGCTGCATTAAAAAATTTGACCGGCAGTGAGAAATTTCAGGCCCAAGTCATCGAAGGGGCGTACAGCAGTCGTGACACGACCGACTGGAGTTTGCTTAAGGCAGATGGCAAACACATGGCAGGACTTGAACCAATCAAGCTATCTATTCGCAAGCCCGACCACTCGAAACCGTCATTCACTTGGGGCTGCCCTCGTTGCGAAGTTCCAAGCGGACAAGTCATTAAAACCGTTGTTCAGGACGGCGCGGTTTGGAAGTGGTTGCCAAACTCAATCGGTGGTCAATCCGGTTCTGGAGTCCATCAACGCGGATTTCAGCACGGGCTTTTGACTTGGAGTTATTCCTCTCCGGGTGGTTCTGTCGGAGCTGGTCAGTACACATCGGACATTTACCGTCAATCGAAAAACCAGACGAGCGATTCAGCACTTCGCCCAGAGGGGCTTGTTCCTGTTTGCCAAGACCCGCAAACTGACTTAATCGAGGGTTACGCAAAAGCAGAAGGAGAGCCAAGCGTCTGTAGCTTGGGATCGTTTCAAGAAGATCACTTTGTTGCGTCGGGTCAAGTCATCGACGGTTTTGTGCGTCAATCGGGCGTTGGAGATTATCCGATTTGGGGCGACCCAGATGCGGCACCAACCGACCCAGTGCCACCAACCGATCCAGTACCTCCTACCGATCCAAAACCTCCCGTTTGTCCACCAAGCGGATTGGATGCTGAAAGCAGAAAAGAACTCGAAGCAGCAAAAAAGCTGATTGATTCGGTGCTTGATCGTGGCGTTCAGGATAAGAAATAGCAATGGCATGTTCTCCTGAATACACGGCCAAGGTTGTCGAGGCAGTTGGAAAGTTGATTATTCTGTGCCATGAATACAAATTCAACATCTTGACGATTGACACAGACGAAGATGAGCCAGAGGTAGATTTGTGGTATCGCGGAAATCGAATTTCACAAAATAAGCCAGATCGCGACGATTGTGATTGGACATTTTTAGACTGCTGCGAGGCTGCGATTGCTGAGGCTGAAAAAATTAAGAGTTCGCTCCATACTCAACCAAGAAAGTAAATCCATGCGAAACATTCTGCTCATTTCTTTTCTCACAATCTGCATCCTGTTCGCGTTTTGCGAACAATCTGACGCACAACTATTCAACCGTCCACGCGCCGTCGGCATCAATTGGAATCCAGCATGTGCAGCAGAATCCGCTGTTCAATTCGCCATTTGTCGCCAATCCGGTGGCAGTTGGTTTAGTTGTTCAGTCGGCGCTGGTTTGCGTTATTGGCAATGTAGCGGTTCGTCATTTCAAACGGCATACGGACGAACGCCGAGATTGCGAGCTGCGGTTGTTGGTAGGCGAGCTATTCGCAGAGGTCGATAGCAAATGAAAATCCGCTGGTGTGTTCGAAGCGACATTGATGACGTAACCGAAATCGAACGTCTCTCTTTCGAATTTCCTTACACCAGGCAAGAAATCATCACGCTACTGAAGCAACCAACTGTAATAGGTTTGGTCTGCGAAATCGACGGCGAGATTGCTGGCTATATCATTTACGACTTGGCAAACACCAGTCTGATTATTCACGTTATCGCAGTGCATCCGAAATACAGAAGAAGCGGAATCGGCACGGCACTGATTGAACGGCTGAAATGGAAGTTAACAGGCCGGCGAGTCAAGCTGGAAGTCTTGGTACGCGAATCGAATCTATCGGCACTGGCATTTTTCAAGAGCAACGGATTGATTGCATCGGGACTGATTCGCAAACCTTATCCTGAGCAAACCTGCGATGATGGGGTAATGATGGCATTTCGGGAGAGTCAACCGTTGGACATCCGAAATAGGGTAAGCGTGTATCAGGAATGAATGACCGCGACGACGCATTGCCAATTCGAGCTTTGATTGTTATCAGTCTTGTTATCGGCTATCTTGCTATCGGCTTGTTTTTCTATGTCGTCAAATCACCATTAACTGAATGCTCGTTTGTTTGCTGCGGTGTTGAGAATTCTGTCAGTGAAACTCAGCAAGAAACTGAGGTACAAACTGAAACAAAACGAGCCATCCGCAAGATATGGTTCTCGCCTGGTGCGCCAATCGGACTAACGCAAGCGGACTTCCAATCGCGAATCATGGAGGAACTCGGAAGGCTATCTCTGGTTACGAATACGGACTTCACCAAAGTCGAATCGGCTGGTGGAGCATTCCTGCGAATCTACGTTGCAACCGACGCAATGATGAGACAGAAGTGGAAAGACCCGCAAGGGCTTAACCGTGTTCCGCTTGGTCTGCAAGGCGGAAACTGGATATACGTTACGATTCGTGACCGTTGGGGTAAGCCTGAGCAAAGGCTAGTTGAAGGTATGGTGTTGCATGAATTCGGGCATCGTGTTGGGTTGAAACATTCAACCGATTCGACTTCGATAATGAACGCGAATTTGACAACTACGCATTTGAATACGAATGACATCGCAGCATTCCAAAAGCGATTGGGGAAGCCGAAATGAGTTTTGAAGCAATTCTATTAGTGCCGGGGTTTGATGACACGACTCCAGCGCCGCCGAATCAGTTTGAAAGCCTGTTTTTCAATCCGATTCTGAGCGACGAGGAAGGTAACGATTTGGACACGCTGTTTGAAATTGAGGATGTTAGCTAATGAAACTCGTATACGATCGCGACGAACTAATCACGATTCAGCTAACGGGCACTGGGTTTCCAGAAGGCGTTCGTGCTGACTTTTCTCCGCAAGGCACGTTTTCAGCAATTACAACAACTCGCAATTCGGCAACGTCTGTCACAGTCACGGCTCAATATGCTGAAGCGACGGCTAACCCCGGAGATACTTTTGATTTGATATTACGGAAGGGGCGGTTCAAATACAACTATCAAAATGCGATTGAGATTATTGATGTCCCGGCAAGCAATCTAGCAATCGGGACAGTTACTCCCAAGGGTATCGATGCAAATGGTGTCGGTGTTGCATGTGAAATTCTTGGAGCTGGCTTTGACGGTGCAACGACAGTTTCAATTAGCGGAACAGGCGTAACATTTGTCGGGGAAGCAACGTCTGAAGCGTCAATCGACGGAACTTTCACCGCAGCAATTGGTGCTACGGCAGGTTATCGAGACGTTACGGTCATAAAGGGCAACGAAACCGCAACCTTGCCTGGCGGCCTGGAAGTCATACCCGTTATCGTTCCAGTCGATATCGTCTCAATCACACCCAACACAATGCCGCAAGGCACAACCCGCAACTATACAATTGCTGGAACTGATTTTGTTTCTGGCTGCACTGTCTCGATCAGCGGCGCAGATGTGACGGTAAACACTGTCACTTTTAATTCAAGCAATTCGCTAGTAATCAACGTCACAGTCGGAGGTGCAGCGGCAACGACTCAGCGAAATGTGACGGTAACAAATCCGAATAGCGCAACCGACACGCTAACAAATGGTGTGACGGTTCAAGCCTATAATCCATTTGTAATTGATGCCGCATGGTTGTCGGCAAATGGGCCAGCTCCGTATTTTCTTGGAACAGAAGGAGCGACCTATCTTTTAGACGTTGACGTAACAACAGCAGGAACGGCTTTCTATGTCGCCAAGCGTAATATCACGTTTGATCTAAACGGCCATACAATTTTTTATAACTCGGCTGGTGGAAACAATAAATGGGGAATTTGCCTTTATATAAGTTGGAGTAATACGGAAATTTCTCCGGCATATCCTGGAGCGCAAGAGCCAACTGGATTCACTTATAAAAACGGACGGATCGAGTGCGTTACCGCTGGAGACCGATGTCATGCTGTTTATGGGTATCGCGGTCAAGGTTCGGTCGGCGAAGATGTTGAACTGTTATCAAAGGGTAAAGATTCTTTTTGCATATTCTTTTCTTGGGGAAGAACAGAGATTAGGCATTCGTATCTTGAATGCCAGTCAACCACGACATTTAATCGCCATGACGGCCCAGCGTGCGTGAGTGTGAAAAATGATAAATTAACTGCTAGATACAATGTCGCAAAGGGAGGCAATTCTGCGTTTGTTGGTGGTGCTAGTTCAATCGTCGAAAAGAATGTAATGCGGCATTCTGGGTTCGCAACAAACGGGTATGGTGGCTGGTTTTATCGCAT